CGCATCACGGTCAAGCACAAGCCCCAAGTCGTGCGCTTCTTTCCTGACCGCCTTTATTCCGTCGGCACCCATGCCAAGGATCGGGGCAATATCTTTCCATGCGCCGCCGAAAAGTTGCGCGCCTATAGCGTTGCGCTCAAGGGGATCTTTCATTTCAGCCAACTTTGTTATGAGCAGGTCTATCTGCTGATCAGGCGACATCTTTTTTAGTCTCTCATATGAGATGCCGAGCTTTGCCAGTTGTTCTGTGGCCCTGCCCCCTTCGCTTTCCAGCTGAGGGATTTTACGGACTAAACCTTCAACCGCGGCAGTCATAGCCTCACTTGATACGCCAGCCTGATTCGCTACATATTGGTATTCCTGGATTGTATCTGTAGATAACCCGGTAATGTCAGAGAGATCAAGAAGTCGGTCTGCTGTTTGCCCTGCTTTTGTTGTTAAGGCAAGGAGGCCGCCGCCTACCGCTGTGATAGGACCTGTAACCCATTTGGTCATGGCGCCGCCGACAGCGCCAACCTTTTTTCCCATATCCTCAAAGCGCGTGCTTAAACTTTTTCCCTTTTTGTCGGTTTCGTCGATAGATTTAACTGCCTTATCGTTATCGATAAAGATAGATCCGAACAATCTAAATATTTCCAAATGCCGCCACCCCCCTGATTACTGCTTCATTCTGCTTTTGCTTTGCTGGTGTATCGCTTTCACCTTTTCAAACTTGTCGATTATTTGTTCATCAGTGAGCATTTCTTTTTTGCTCGGCATAATTTGTTCCCGGTAAAATTTGCTGAACGGCAGGAACTTGATCGCCGGTTTATCGGCCATCGGTGCGGGCACTACCATATGCGGATAAACAGACAGCCACATATCCCAGGCTTTTTGCTCCTCCCGCTTCCTGGCCGCCTTCCTGAGCAACCGGGAGACAACTGTCACCGGCTGGCGCAAAACGAATTCCATGCTGTAGCTGCAATGCAGCAGGCGGATCGATTCTTCGTATCCTACCGCATCGCAGTTGTAAAAAAATCCATGAGTTCCTTGTCCATAAAAATATCTTTGAGTATTTTTATTGATTCGGACAGCGGACGTGCTTTTGCCGTTTCTATGTCAACGTCAGAGGCTACGGCCACCAACCCGAAGAAGTCCTCTTTTACCTTCTTCATGTTTTTACCAACATACATGATTATTTCAATGCCAATCTCGTATTTGAGATCATCCCCTGCCTTTTCGGGATCTGCCTCTTTCAGGCGCATGGCGATCCTTTTCCCCTCGGTTTTTATGTCCAGTTTGTCTATGATTTCAACGACGAAGGGCAGCATATCAAAGGCTTTCTCTGTCGAAATTCCCATAAACCTTTCCTCCTTTAGAAAAATAAAGGGGCCGGTTAAGGCCCCTGCTACTACTCAATAGCTGTCAGGCTGACGTTTACCGTTTTGTCCGTTGCCACATCAACGCTGCCGAAGTAAGTTTCAAAGCCGCCTTTGCGGATCTCGAAGGGACGATTCAGCCCTTCGGCCACATTCGTAAATACTGCCGCCCCGGCTGCGCTGGTCAGCTGGCTGCCGCCGAAGAATATTATCTGCGCGTTTTCTACGGCAGATACACCATCGTCAACATTGAAGGTTACGCTGTGCGTTCCGGGCGCTTCTGCTTCTTCGATTCTGTATATCGGTTCGGACAAGTCAGCCGGATTGTAATGCGCCGATATTTGCAACTCCATTACTGCCTCGTCTTTGACAGGAGCGTTAATTGTCAGGTTCCCGTCATGCAGGGCATTGTAAAGTGTGATGATCTTGATTTTCCCGGATAATGTTTCGCCGACAAGGGTAATGTTTTTGAGGTAATCTTCATCCGGGATACTGCCATTTCCATTGGTGATCACCCCTGCGTTAAAGTTCGCACCGGGCAGCGCCAAAGCAAGGTTTTCCTGGCTCATGTTCAGCAGCCGAACAGTCAGCATAGCGTTCTCGGTGATAATGCGGCGCAAGCCCTTCTCCTTGCCACGTGAACCGTCACGCTCGATGATCTTAACTTCACGCTCTACTACAAAACTACTGCCGCCCCTGGTTGGGGCAAGCATCCTTTCCGTTGCCTCGCCATAATCAGCGTAAACAACGCCCGTATCAATGAGTATTGACTCTATCTGTTCAAGTGTCAAATCGTACATGGCGTTCAACTCCTTTTAAATGCTCTTCCCTGAAAAATATACTTCCGCCGCTGGATACTTTTGTCATCCTCAATCAGCGTTAATTTGTTATCCAGATAAAACTTTACGACTATAGCCGTCCCTATCAATACATGCCTGTCCAGGTTTGTTTCTACTTTTGACATAAGTGTTTCCAGAGGCAGGGTATTGCCGTCTAGAGGTTTATCCCAGCCATCGACGTCAAGGGTTAGAATCTGGTGTTCTTCGCCTTCGTCCAAAACCTGGAAGTTATACACCAGGTAGGGCCAGGTCGCATCGCTGGGCGCTCCGCTCGGCTCGAAATATGTGCGCGGGTGGAGGGTAATAAGATAAGGTTGGAGTATGGTTCTAACATTAATCATTGGTTTCCTCCTCCGATTCGTCGATCAGCGCCCGTGCCCTGTCCTCATTCTCAATTTCCGGGATAATCTCGGCCTGCTTCCTGCGGATCTCTTCAATGTTTTCCATGACAGAGGGGCGAAGGAAAGGCTTTGCCGCCTGTTTGGAGGTGCCGAATTCAATAAAATGAGCATAATATGCGTCGCCCAAGCCCTTTTTCTTTGCCCGATCCTTTTTGTAGACCCCAATCTGCAGGTGCGGTCCTTCCGGGCCTTTCTTCTTTACCCAGGTTGCAATGTTTTTGCGTAGCGTCCCGGTATCTTCGGATTGAGCTTTTACCCGCTTTTTGGCATCCTTGCGCACTATTTTTGCCGTTTCCTTTAGCGCCTTTCTGCCTAATTCGGTCAGGACAAGGATCACATTATCACGGTTGGAGGTGTAGTTTACTTTCATCCCTAATCCCTCGCCAGCGCTTTGATTTTTATAAACATACCGTCATCCCTGAGAGTATCAACGTGCTTTATATCGTATATGTCATTATCAAATTTGATCCGGTAATCTGCCGTGTTAATTTCATCCAGGGACGGAAACCACTTGACGACAAACTCGACAGTATTCTCCTGATCAATTGCTGCAGCTGCATAATAATCATCACCCCACAGGCTGCCTCTTTCCGCCCACAGAGTTTGCCATGTAGGCCATTCCGCTATTAAATCGCCCAGTTCGTTTTGAACATAAGTTTTCTTCTGGATAATGATTTTCCGCCGCCGCACCCTGCCTAAGTCCTTCATTTTTTCAGCTTTAGATTTCATCTTCTTCGTCCTCCACCGGCAGCAGGGAGACGCCTGTCTTTAGCTGCAGTCGCAGTATTTCCTTCTGGAAGTTTTCCTCGAAGTATTCTGAAGCGTTGTTGTAGACATAGCGGCAATAGTCCAGGAGAAGGGCCACGGCAGGGGTAGGCTTTACGACTACGCTGTCCCGTGCTTCTTCCGCTTCAAGGATAAGCGTTATAGCTTCCTCTGTCGTTATCGGCTCCTCTTCACGCTTGACGGCCTCTATAATGTCCGCCAGAGCGCTTTCGTAAGCCTCATGCGCCGGTGTAACAATCTTATATTCGAGCTCTGTACCTACAAGATCGTTGATGTATTCCTTGCCCCGGTCGATGATGCCCTGCAAGAGAGCGTCCTCGTCGTCCCAGGTAATTTTTAGGTAAGCCTTTACCTTGTCGAGCACCATCATTCACCCGCTTTCGCAACCGGCTTTACTAATTGCCGCCCGGAGGAATTTAGTTCTGCCATCCGCTTTTCCGAAATAGTGAGCAAGTCCCCCCGTTTATGGAGGGACTTGCTGTATTTGTTCCGGAAGGTTATAAACACTTTGACTTTGATTTTATCGCTCACTTAAACCAGCCCCTACTCCGTAGGCACGTAGGTTATAACCAGGACGTAGGTTTCGACAACTGCTTCAATAGAGGAGGTGATGACAATCACATTCTGACCAGCCGACAGGGTTATCTCGAAGCTTCCGTCTTGTTCTGCAATTACCGGAGTTCCGTCCTGCGCCACGGCAATAACTGCGTTTTCGTCTTTTGCAGTT